TCTGGAAATTCTCGTTCTTCTCCTGCGGCTAGTCTTACTGCATCACCAGTAGTTAAAGATACATATACATCTTCACTAGCTTTTACTGTCATTCTTTTCATTTCTTTTTCTACCATTTAAAACTCCTGTTTTATAGAAAGAGGTGGTCCGAAGACCACCCCAATCTTAATTAAAATGCGCAATCTACTCTGATTACACCAAAGTCTTCATCCTGACCAGTAATGTCAGAATTGTACTTAGGCTTTTTAAGACCCATGATCTTACCAATAGAAATACCGTTTTGGTTTCCATAGTCAAAAGTGTCTTCAACTATTTCAGGTAACCCGATATCTGCCATTGCAAGAGCTTGAGCTCCACAGAATAGGCAAGCAGCGAAATCAACATCACTACCAGAACCACCTTTTTGAGAACCAGAAGTTCCTTGAGATGTGTTTGGTACATGTCTGAATTCGTGAACCATAACGCCGTCAACCATTAAGCTAGAAGATCCAGCAAATAGTTCGTTGTTTGGTCCTCTGATGCCAGCACTTCTTACGTTAGATAAGAAGTCTGAGTCTAGCTTCAGATCAGCCATTACTTGTGGAGTAACAAAAAGATGGAACATCTCTTCATTACCTTGCCCTCTCATACCTCTAATGTATTGGTCTTTAGCGTATGCTTTTAATTCCACAATAGACTTGTAAGACATTGTGTCAGCAGCAACTAAAGCAGAAGTATCACCAGCAACTAGACCACTAGTTGCATCAATTCTTCTGTGTCTGTTAGAAGTAGGAGCAGTTACATCAGCATTAAATGCTAAGTCAGATAAATTAGCACCTGAACCTAAAGTAGGTCTTGTAGCAGAAGAACCACCGATATTGTTGTTCTTTCTGTTATAAGAAATCCCAGCTAAAGTTAAGAACGCTAACTGATCCATACGATCTGCCATTGCGTATGCAAGTGCATCTCTTGAATGCTCACGGAAGTTGACAACAGATTTTTGATCAGCAAGACGACCGGAAAGTCTGTTTGCAAATCTCATTTGATCTAGTTGTACAACGATGTCGTATGCTCTTAATGCTTCTTCATTACCTTCAAGAGTGTTGTCTCCAACGATACCGTCACCAGTCATGTCAGCAAGAAGTGTTAAAACAGCTCTTGCGCCTTTTTCTGATTGAGTAAGTTCAGTTATTTGCTGAACCATTGCGTTGGGTCCACTACCCGCAAATTGGTTAATGAAAGACATATTTCGAGCTACACGCCAAAAATCACGAGACCAGATAGTAAGCTGTTCACTGGTCAACGCGCTAAAGTTTGTATTAGCCATAAGGCCCTCCAAATAAAATTAAATTAAATAACCAATCGCTATTTGGGGCGATATCCCGTATACCCTTTATCGTTGGGATACGATATCGTTAATTTAACGAGCACGACCTCGAGCAGTTAACGTCGTTGCAGACGAATAAAACGATTTTTATACTGAACGACCAGTTGTTAGATATCGTTCTAACATACGAATTCGTTAATACTATACTACTCTTTAATCAAAGTCACCACGTAATCTTCGTAAAGTATCTTCAGGTAGTGCACCAAATTCATCATCAGACATAACATTTATATCTACTACTTTCTTATTTTTAGTAGACTCACCTTTCATTTCAGGTGGTTGTGCTTGAGAAGCTTCTACTTTTTTCTTAACTGTAGCTTTTTGTTTCTTTTCTTGAACTGCTTTAGTTAATTTAGGTGCAGGATCAACTGCTGGTGCTTCTTCGCCTTGTAATAGTTCTGGTTTTTTACTTAGTAAAGTAACTTCAGTAGCTTTCGCTAAAGAATCAGCAGCACCATAACCTTGATAAATAAAAGCATCACGTAGTTCCATAACTTCATTAGTTAAAGCTTCGTCATAACTTTTACTTTTTTCATTAAAAATAGGAAAAACTTCCATAATTTCAGAAGCTTTTTGGTTTAACTCATGTAACTCACGGTCTTGTTGTACAGTTTGGCCCATTTTACTTTGCATTTCAGACATTAACTGTTCCCTTTCTGCCGATCTAATTTCTTGTCGAAGTAAAGCAGCTTTTTCTGTTTCACCTTCTAACACTAAATCTTGATAAGCTTTTTCTTGAGCAACAAAGTCATATTCAGGTGCTTTTGTTTCTTCAGCTTCTTTGCCTTCTATATCTTGCAAGCGTTTTTGCATTTCTTTGTTTTTTGCTAAAACTTCATCAAGTCTAGATTTAGGCACCATAGGTGCTTTAGGCTCTTCAACTACTTCTTCTACTTCTTCTACTTTCTCTGATCCTTCTTCCACTGCTTCCACAGGTTGCTCATCATCTCCTTGAACTGCCTCTGGTTCCGGTGTTTCTGTTTCACCTTCTGGTTCTTCAACTGGAGCTTCTTCGACTTGCTCCTCTGCAACCTCTTCTGTTGTTTCCTCTGCAACAACCTCATCTTCTGTTTCTTCTTCTTCAACTTCTGCCTCCGTAGTTTCAGTTTCAGGTTTATCTTCAAAATTCATATCAACTTGAAAAGGTGCAGCGTCCTCTTCAGTTTTTGGGTCTGCGCCGGGCATACCTATAAATTCTACTTCATCCGTTGTGTTATCTTTTTTAGCCATTACGTGCCTCCTTTGGTTTTCATAGCTTCGACAGCAATTTTTGATGCCGCTTGGGTTTCACTTTGTCCTTTCCTCATGTCATTAGTTATTGATGATAACTGTTGGCGTAAGGCAAGTTCTTCTTGCTTCATTTGCATCTTCGCTTGCAGTTCAGCCACTTTAAGTTGTGGATCGGCAGCAGACTCTTGAGCTTTTGCCATATTAAGCTGCGAGAGCGATTGCAAATTCTGTACTTCTGCTTCCATCTTAGCAATCTCCAGCTGTATTTTTTGTATTTCAGCTTGTGCTTGGAAGGCTTGTATTTGTGCTTGTTCTTCAGATGGTGGCTCCATACCCTGCATTATACGGATACGTTTAGCAACTTCACCTTTTTTAGCTAGGTGTGAATAGTCAACAATTAAATCATCAGGTATTGGTACGCCAACTTGTCTAAGTTGTATAGCTTCAGCGAATTGTACTTCATCATAATTATCTCTAGCAGGCATAGTACCAACTACTACTTTATACTCTCCTAAAGTTAAATCATTTATTATGTCTCCTTCAGGAGTTACTTGATTTATTCTAATAGGCATTTCAGGTTTCATTGGATCACTTTCATCAGTGATTTGAATTAATCTTTCTTCAGTGTAGTACTGTTGTACCATACGTAACACGTGTTCAGCTAAGTATTGTCTAGTTTTTTGCAAGTTATCTAGTGGTACTTGAATCATCAAGACACCACGGTTTTGTTTTTGTTGAATAGCTACTCCAGACACTTCGGGACTATCAGTACCTAACATAGCGTCACTAATACCACTAATAGTTTTTATATTAGCTGCAGCTTTTTGACCTAAACGATCGAGGCCGGTGGGAATCTGATTAGGTGGTATCTTCGCAGGGGGGGAGGAGCCGCGATTGTACTCTAATACTAAACCAGTTTCCGCACCGTGTTCCTCGAGATCGTCTGCGGTCATACCTTGTAATGAGCCTGTTTCTACAATCCAACCACTGTTAGCAGTCGTGTTTACAATGTGAAGTTCTTGTGAACTTATTTTATTTAATTGTTCTTGTGGTGATATTAAGTTTCTTACCATACCAAACGGTCTACCTCTACGCCAGTAAGGGAAGTAAGGGACTATAGTAAAACATTGGTAAGGAGACCAATCATCATGAAGTACTACTGAATCAGCAGTTACGGTCCAACGTACTTTACGATCTAGTCTATCTAAAATATCTAAACCATAGTCATCAGCAAATTTTTCTCTTTTACGTTTACTCCAGTTACTAGGAACTTGACGCATATCACCTGTTACTTCATCGACATAATACATACATTGTTTGAGTTGATAATATTGTCTTTCAATAACTCTAATTGCACGTACTTGTCTATTTTCTTCTGGGTTAGCAGTAGAACTTTGATTATATTCAACACCGGTGTAAGTATCACCATATCTAGTTTCTTCATACTCAACCGAATCTGTGCCCATGGTATTACCATACTCTGCAGCAACTCTTAGTTTATCCGCTTTGTCTTGTCCGTATTGTTCTTCAATTTCATCTAAACTCATCCACTTAGTTTCAAATATCTCATTCCAAGTTTTTGGGTCATACTCTTTTGCGTCTGGGTCAATAAGAATATCTAAAGGGTCTTTAGTAGTAACTCTAACTTCCCCTTGAATATGGTCAGTAAAATCTATACGCACATCAAAGTAACCGCGATCTTGAATAAGACCATCAGCAAATACTTGTGATTCTAACCACTCTAATTTATTAGTATCAGCAATATGCATGTAGAGTTTGTTTAAAACATCTGCTACTTCTTGAGTACCATTGCCTTTAGGTTTGAAATTAACATCTGCTCTTCGAGTACTTTGCTCACCGAGTACAGTGTTAACGGTAGGAAGTATAGTATTGATTGTTAGAGCAGGACGACCTTCATCGTCTAAGGTTGCAACATCAGCTGGATCCCATTGGTTGCCTCGGTAGAAAGCGTCACATTTTTTCGCTGTCTCGATATAGTCAAGATGGCCATTGTCGCGCGCACGTTCGTAACGCTCGAACTGATTCATAGCTATTAAATGCTCTTCTTCCTTACTAAGTTTCTTTTTCTTTTTATGATACATTAAGAACTCATTGCTGATTTACGTTTATCAGTCTTAGCTAGATATTTTAGTTTATCTCGCCAAGAAGGTACATGCTCTATCTTCTCTACAAAAGTAGCGAATTCAGTCATCATTAATCCTATCCATGCTAACGCATCCACTTGGTCATCATGCACCCCGTTTGGAAAACGCAAAAGTTCCGCAATAAGCGGACCAACCCATACCGGATCTTGTGGAAAGTATACCATGCCTTGTTGCATTCTACCCTGAATCGCACGACCCCTTGCTTCTTTGTCACGTCGCCCTACTTTTAAATCTTTAAAGTAAGCTTCGTTGAGTCCACGTTCGCGAACTCGTTTTTGCAAAAAAGGCCCCAATGCCATTTCTATATGTCCTTTCTCTATGCCCACTACATGGGGACGCCAAGTTTCATATAAGTCTAGGATTTGTTCAACAAGTTCAAACCCGTCATACTT